AGCAACGCGCAGTTTCATTCCAATCGCTGTTCGCATTAGGCGACGGATTCTCGATGACAACCAATTCTGGAACTGTCATCACCCAGCAAGATTCGTTGAAGATCGAGGCTGTTTATTCCTGTGTGCGAATCATTGCTGATTCTATTTCCACTTTGCCTGTTGACACGTTCATCCGTGTTGGTGCTGAGCGTCAAGCGTTCCGTCCACGACCAATGTGGTTGGATAGCCCTGAGTCTGGTATCACCCGCACCGAACACTTCCAGCAGGTGTTGGTGTCGTTGTTGTTGAACGGTAACTCGTTCACTCGCATTGTCCGTGACGATCAAGGTGTTGCTGCACTTATTGTGCTGAACCCTGAGAAGGTTGAATGCACTCGCAACCGTGAGACACGCCGACCAGAGTTTGTGTTTGACAACCGTGATGTGATCCCACTTGAGGACATGATCCACATCACTGAGCTGCGTTTGCCTGGTGATATGCGTGGCCGTTCTCGCATTGATCTCGTCAAAGAGAATCTAGGTTTGGCGAAAGCGTTAGAAGAGTTCGCTGCACGTTTCTTCGGTCAAGGCTCAAGTGCTTCCGGCATCATCGAGTTCCCAGGCAACTTGACTCGTGAGCAGGCGAAAGATTTGGTGAATGGCTTTGAGGAAGGTCATCGAGGGTTGCGTCGTTCACATCGACCAGGCATTCTGTTCGGTGGCGCAAAGTTCACCAAGACCACAGTAGACAACGACTCGGCACAGTTCCTTGAGTCACGCCGTTTCGCCATTGAAGAAATTGCCCGTATCTTCCGTGTGCCACCAGCAATGCTTGGACACAACTCCGCTGGAGCGATGTCGTATGCGTCGGTGGAAATGAACGGCATCAACTTCGTCACCCACACTCTCAGGCCGTACATCTCCAAGATCGAAGATGGCTACCAGAAGTTACTGAATGGTCGAGCATTCTTGAAGTTCAATGTTGACGGTCTGCTGCGTGGCGATCAAGCCACACGATATGCCGCATTCTCAACAGGTATCCAAGCAGGCTTCCTGTCAATCAACGACATCCATCGCATCGAAGACATGCCACCGATCGAAGGCGGCGATGTGTATCGTGTTCCTTTGGCGAACGTGGACATCGCTGCTGCGAACTTGGCTGAACTGGATCGCAAGACTTTGATGGCTCAGCGTCTCATCACAACAGGCTTCGATCCTGGTTCGGTATTGGCTGCGCTCGGCTTGCCAGACATCGATCACACTGGTGTGCCATCAGTGTTGTTGCAAGGTTTGTCACAGATCAGTCCAACCGATCCTGCCGCAGCTTACGAAGTGAAGTCACAGAACATGGATATCAACATGCCTGAAGTGATCTTGAACTACACGCCACCGGCAGTGAATGTTCCTGCACCTGTGATCAATGTTCCTGAGACTGTGGTTCGGGTCAACATCCCAGAATCACGGCCTACTGTGCGCACCGTTGAACGTGACGCTGAAGGACGCATTCTGACAATCACCGAAAGGGTTGAAGACTAATGGCACACGGAATCGGTGCATATCTTGGCAACGCTTGGCTGAATGCTTTGGGCAACAACACATCGTTCGCTGTTGCACAGGTGTATGTGAAACTTCATGTCGGTGAGCCTGGTGCTAATGGGACTGCGAACCCTGCGACTGAGACGACGCGCAAGGCTGTGTCGTTTGGGGTGGCTTCTGCTGGTGTGTTGACTTCTGATGATGATGTGACTTGGACAAACATCGCTGGGTCTCAGGATGCCAACCATTTCACTGCTTGGGATAGTTTGACCACAGGCAACTTCTTGTTCTCTGGAACGATTACTGCGAACCCGTATGATGCTGGTGATACCTATGCGATTGACGCTGGCAATCTCACCGCTTCGTTGACGCTCGCCTCGTAGGTTTGTGATGGCCGTTCAACGGTTCGTACTCGACTCAACCACACTTGACAACACAGGCTTCGGCCTTGATGGTGGTGCCGCGTTCATTCTTGACTCGTCAGCTCTTGACGGTGACCGAGTCTTGGATGGTGGCGAGTTTCTAACTGTTGCAACTGCGGCATCGACTCTTGGTGGCCTTGCAAGTACGGCCACTGCAACTGTGGTCAAGGTGGCGGTGGCTTCGTCGGCGTTGGGTGGTTTGGTTGCGGCTGCGCAGGCTAAGAAAAGGAAGGCTGCTGTTGCGGTGGCGAGTTTGGGTGGGCTTGATGCTTCTGCCACGACGAAGGTTGGCAAGTATGTGATTGCTCAGGCGAGTTTGGGTGGTCTTGATGCTTCTGCTACAACGAAGGTCAAGAAAGATGTGGTGGCAGCTGCGGGCTTGGGTGGGCTTGACGCGTCTGCCACAGCACAGTCTTCGCCTCCTGCACCTCCACCGGTCGATGACGGTGTTGGCTATCAGCCCTACACGCAGCCAAGACCAAAGCCAAGACCGAAGCCCAAAGAGATTCCGATTCAGATCAATGAACCAAAGAAGCCACGTCTGGTGTCTGCTGTCGGGTCGAGCATGTTGGGTGGTGCGGTTATCGCTGCGACAGGTTTGATCACATTCAGTATCTTGGATGACGATGCTGAAGTATTGTTGTTGATCTGATGCCTTATTTCATTACAGACAAAGCGGAGGGCTGCGCGGGTTGGGCAACCATCAAGGATGACGGTGAAGTCATTGGTTGCCATACGACGAAGCAGGATGCGGTTGATCAGATGGTTGCTGTGTCGATTGCTGAGGATATGGAACCTGGTGGTGAACGTGCGTTGCCGGACAACTATCGGCCTGCGTTGTCACCTGATGTTCCTGAAGGTCGAGCATGTGGCAACTGCGAGTTCTATAACGAAGATGATGTTCAAGGTGAGGGCGACAATCTGAAGGCTTGGTGTGAGCGTTGGGATGCGTATGTTGATGGCGGTTTCTATTGCAACGCCTGGCAACCTCGTGAACAAGAAGACGAGGATGAGATGGAAGATGAGATGCGTCAAGTTGCACTCAATCTGCCAACCTACATTCGCAACGCAGCTCGTAAAGGTTTGGACTATTACGGTCAAGGCTTGGCTGGTGACGGTTTGGTTGAGCGCACTGTTCGTGAGGCTCGTGACATGTCGCGTGGCGACATCTCAGAAGACAAGGTGATTCGTGCGAACGCTTGGGGTGCAAGACATCTAGTCGATCTTGATGCACCAAAGAACTCTGATGCTGACAACGATGAGTTCCCTGGTGCCGGTGCGGTTGCGTTCTATCTTTGGGGAATCAATCCGCTTGATCCTGAGCCTGCGATGAATTGGTTTATGTCGAAGGCTGAGCAGATCAAAGATGAACGGGCTGATGCTCCGGCACCGAAGAAGGATCAGATCGTTGGTTCTGAGAAGAATCCTCCAGGTTCAGCGAAGGCTCCTGCTGGAAGTGGCACGATTGAGTTGTCTGAGGCGATTGAGACAGGTTTGAAGAATAAGGCTGATGAACACAACGAGCAGGTCGGGGACAATGCAGGCAAGCGGGCAACGGTCGGCATGTTGCGCACCGTGTTCCGTCGTGGTGCTGGAGCGTATTCGACTTCGCATCGTCCAGGTATGACACGCGATCAGTGGGCGTATGCCCGTGTGAATGCGTTCCTGTATTTGTTGCGCAATGGTCGGCCAGAGAATGATGCTTACATCAGCGACAACGATCTGCTTCCCAAGGCTCACCCAAAATCTTCTAGAATGCTGAGTTCATTTCCTGTTAGTCTTTCAAGCATGGAAGAACAGGTTGAAACACGCCGCGTCACGTTCAACGAGTTTGAGTTGCGAGCAGACAAGTCTGGCGACGGTATGTCGTTCACAGGGTATGCCGCAGTGTTCAATTCTGATTCCGAGCCTTTACCGTTTATTGAGCGGATCGCACCTGGTGCGTTCAATAAGTCCCTGAAGTCTCGGAACAATATCCGCATGTATATGAACCACGATTCAAGCATGCTTCTCGCCACAACACGCGCAAAGACTTTGCGTCTTTCAGAAGATTCCAAAGGTTTGCTCGTGGATGCCAGTTTGCCTGACACCACTGTTGGCCGTGACCTGTCCGTGTTGATGCAACGCAAAGACGTGGACTCAATGTCGTTTGGTTTCACTGTTCCTTCAGGTGGTGACAAGTGGTCGGATGACGGCCAGTACCGTGAACTGCGTCAGATCAAACTGTATGAAGTTTCGGTCGTCACAGGCTTCCCAGCGTATTCGGCAACATCTGCATCGGTAAGGTCGTTTGATGCGCTTGCTACCCGAACCGGCATCGACGCTGATCGGCTTGCTGTAGCGATCACCAACCTTGAAGCAGGTCAAACATTGTCACCAGATCACGCAGCGTTGCTTCGTGAAACAGTTGCCAAACTAGAACCAACACCACAGGCTGCGCCAGCCCACATCGGCATCATGGCGAAGCACCTTGAATTGTTGAAGAAGACCGTCTAATCTTCTAGTACTGCATTGTTCAGCGGAGCCGCTGCAATGTTGCTGATTGCGGAGCCGCATCAGGTTGAGTTGAGTTCTCCCTGCGTACCCCTATCCGTAATCAAACTGAAAAGAGAAATATCATGAAAGAATATCTAGACCGTCAAGTTGAAATCCGTCAACGCGCATGGGACGAAGCCAAGTCAATCTTGGACAAAGCCACTGCCGAGAAGCGTGATCTCACAGCAGAAGAATCACAGACCTACGACCGCATCAACAAGGAACTCGATGACCGCGCAGCGACCATCGCAAAAATCCGTGAAGATGAAGCTCGTGAACTGCGTTTCGATGCAGCAACCCGCGAAATCTCCGACCAGGTTCGCCCAGTCGCATCCGCACCAGCAGCCGATGACGCAGCAATCATGCGTTCATTGACCAAGGGCGAGATTCGCAGCGCACACTTTGAGAAGCGCGATGTCATCAAGACCCAAACTGGTTCGCCAGTCCCAACGTCGTTCTACGACCAAGTCATCGGCCTCGCCCGTATGGCTGCACCAGTCCTCCAAACATCAACGGTGTTGAACACCAATGGTGGAGAGAACTTGCAGATTCCATCGCAGGCGCAGTACTCGACGGC